CTTATAAGCGCCTATAACACTGCCCCTTTCCCACTGCCGATGGCTGCAGTTGAGAACAAAGGAAAACATTTCATGAAGGCGCGTTGGATACTAGCAACGACTAATCAGTGCGATGGTTTTATGGTAAATTCGCTAGTAAGTGAGGAAGCTGTTAATCAGCGGTTTGACTTCAATATAACTATAGTCGTAAAGAAAGAGTATGCTAACCCAGATGGGAGTTTGAATGTAGATCACCCTTCGGTTAAAACCGAACAAAAGGGTCATCACAATATTCGTCCCGAATTCTATTTGTTCCGACTCAACAGTTTGGCTGGTATTCCTAGAAACTTAGGTTACCAGGTAGGTCAAAGCTTAGAGTACTGTGACTTGATTACCGCTTTAAGCTCTGTGTTTTCAGTCAAGAAGACCATTTACCAATCTACTGCCAGTACTCTTGAGAGTAGAGAGCCTGAGATGCAATCCGGTATTACTCTACATAAAGCCCTGGATTATTTGTTTGGAGAAAGCCCTCTAGAACCCTTAGGATTAGAGGAGTATGGTTTTCTTGATCAAGATGATTGTCAAAGTGGATTCGATGTTTCATTTCTATCTAATGTTGAGAGTATCTCCAATGAACAACTAGCGGCAGCTCTTAGAGCCTTGGACATACCGCCTAACACCAAGTCTACTATAGAGTCTTTTGCCGGTCAGTACCTAGGACTATATTCCCAATCCGCCATCTTAAAGATACCCGTTGAGGAAGTTGCAAAGCTGTGTCGCTTGTATGCGTTTCTCACTGTTCTTAGGCCAAACTGCCAGCGTGACTGTACTATTTCTAAGGCTTTTGCCATGTGTTCTAGTCGCGGTCTACAACATACAGTTAATTGGATGTTGAGCCATAGTCCGGATGAGTGGGATACCAAGGTTGTTTTTAATTTACCTTACTATAGTACTATGGGATCTATTCGGAGGACTTTAGTTAATCTTGGTGAAGGCAGTTATTGGTTTCGTATAGTTGGTGGGGTATTGCTCGCTGTTGGTTCCGTTTCGGCCGTGTGGTACGCTTCGCACTCCGTTATAGACATCATTTCCGACTATTTTCCACTAGTTGAGGATCAGAGTAATTACTTGAATCCCAAAATTAGTAAGACTAGAGTCAGTAGGACTTCGGGCCCGCGCCAGGCAGATAGAGTTCAGTTTCAAGGCGGTGATTTAGCCAGTTTCCACTTGTTAGTTCGCTTTAAAAAGAATATCTATACAATCCTAATCTCACACTTTGGGGGTGAAACCATCTTCGGGAAGGGGATTTTTGTTGATGATAAACACTTCCTTATCCCAAAACACTTTCTGGCCGATGCTAGATATGTGCATGCTGAAAGTGCTGAGAGTAGACTCGTACTTAGGTATGAAACTCCGGGGAAACCCCCGAAGGACTACGATTTCTCGATCCCTGAGTTCTTCACGGACTGTGTTGAATTCGATAGGAATGGAGAGCACTGTGTCATGGTAAAAATTGATAAGATGAATTTTCCGAAGAAAGACTTGATACCACACTTTCTCACAGATGAAGACGTTAGTCACCTACCGAGTCAGGGACTTTCAATACTGGTTAGTCTACCGAGTCTCAATGACGTACCAATAATCAGTGAGGCTCGTTTAGATAAAATTGATTTTAGGGTTCTTAAGATGGCCAAGGGTATTCATTATTCTGTTGATTCAGGTAAGGGCGATCGCGGTTCCCCTCTGTACCTAAGAGACACGAGGTTCGCAGCTCGAAGGTTAATGGGTTTCCACATCGCTGGTACTCCCAAAGGCTATTCATCTAGAAATGCCTATGCAAGCTTTATAACCAAAGAGAGCATTGAGTTAATGAGAGATGCGCTATCACCTCCTTTGTGTATCCCCAGCGATGAGTGTCCGGAATTACAAGGAGCGGTGAATGCCCCTATTTTTGAGGTAATTGGGACTGCGCCGCAGTACCATGAACCTTACAATACCACGAAGATAGTTCCATCTCCTTTACAAAGAACTCATTATCCGAAGCCTACTAAGGTGCCAGCTAGACTATATCCCAAGGATGGGAATGATCCTCTAGTCACTGCCCTGAGCAAACTTCGTTTCAAGGATGTGGATCCTGAAGAGAGGAGTTTAAGTCTGGCTGTTGAAGACTTGAAGTCATTCCTCACGCCTCCTGACATAATTCATTTGAAAGACTTTATTGAATTTTCGGAAGTCCTTTATGGACATCCAATGATACCCAATAGAGTCGGTATTCCAGTTAGTACATCTGCTGGTTACCCGTACAAATTTGTGGACAGGGA